CTTATCTTGGTGAAGTGGACTCAGGCTTCTACACGATGATTGCTCTAGCTGCTAATGCTTCTGCACAGTCTCAGACCCTTGTCGATCAGATTGCCAGCAGCGCGCTTGGTCAGATTTACGAGGAAAAGGATGGAGATGTTTCTTATGCAGATGCAGACCACAGATCTAACATCCTTGCAAGCAATGGCTATACTTTCCTCAATGGGTCTTATGCAACACCAAGCTCTATCTCATCCACAACTCAGATTGCTCGCATCCGTAACAGCCTTATCTATCGCTACGCCACAGGATACGGATCAACCTACAGCACCTCAGATACCGACTCTATAGCCTCTTATGGGCTCTTTGAGCGTTCCTTTGACTCTAACATCAAGAACCTGACTGATATCACTGATATCGCCACTAGAGAGCTTAATCTAAGGCGTGTGCCAAAGGGCTCACTGGGAGCGATTACCTTCCGCCTAGATAATCCCGACATGCCGAGTGCAATGCTTGACAGCCTTATCGGGGTCTATTTTGGTCAGCCAATGCTTATCAGCAATCTGCCTAGCAACTTGCTCGGTGGTACTTTTGATGGCTTTGTAGAAAATGTTGCATTACGGGCAACACCTACCTTTGTGGACATTACCCTCTACATATCAGCTACAGAATTCTCATTATCAACGACACAGTGGGATACAGTTTTCCCTAGCACAATCACATGGGATACTACAAATGCTATACTAACTTGGAACAATGCGATCGGAGCACTTAATTAAATGGCAACCTCACCAATCTATAACTGGCCAGAGCCAGATAACACTGACCTTGTAAAAAATGGTGCGCTTGCCATTCGCACACTAGGCAACGCCATCGATACCACAATGGCAACAATGACTCCCAAGTCCATCGTTGATGCTAAAGGTGATCTAATCGCTGCAACAGCCAACGACACACCTGCTCGCTTAGCAGTAGGCGCAAATGGCGAGACACTTGTAGCGGACTCATCAGCCACAACTGGACTACGCTGGCAAGGTGACTACGCTGCTGGCAAGAATAAAATCATAAATGGTGACTTCCGCGTTAATCAAAGAGCGTTTAGCAGCACAACAAGCACCGATGTTTATACATTTGACCGCTGGAGAACTTCTTGCTCAGGTGGACAGACTTACACCGCACAAGTATTTACTCCAGGTGCAGCACCAGTAGCAGGTTATGAAGGCGCAAATTTTTTGCAAATTGCTTCAACAGCAGGTGGCGCTAACTTTGCCCAAATTGCTCAATACATTGAAGATGTTAGAACTTTTGCAAATCAAACTATTACTTTTTCTTTCTTTGCTAAAGCAGCAAGCGGAACGCCTAAAGTATATGTACTTGGAACTCAAAATTTTGGTTCGGGTGGTTCAGGAAGTGTTGATATAACACCCGTGGAATCAGTCAAAACAATTACGGCATCTTGGGCAAGATATACATATACATTTAATGTACCTAGTATCACTGGCAAAACCATCGGTACATCTTCATTTCTCCAATTTACAATGTCAGTCAATAATGTGTATAGCGTGGTTGGACAACAGACTAATACTTTCCAAATATGGGGCGTGCAGGCTGAGGCTGGAAATGTTGCTACTGCTTTCCAAACTGCAACGGGAACAATTCAAGGCGAACTGGCTGCATGCCAGCGTTACTTTATAGCCTATAACGCAAACCAAGCCTTCTCTTCTTTTGGTTACGGTTTTGCGCCTACGACTTACAGCGCAGTAATTGGAATTCCGTTGTTAGAAAATATGCGAACTGTGCCAACTTTTACACCATCCGCCGCTGCTAATTTTTCACTCTCAGACGGAGTTACGGCAACAGCGTGTACTAGTTTGGCTTTGGAATCAAATGTGAGCCGCCTTGGATTTGCTGGCATTAACGCTGGTGTAACTTCGGGGCTTACGCAATTTCGTCCATATCGTTTAGAAAATAACAACACCATTTCAAGTTCTCTATTTTTTAGTGCGGAGTTATAAAATGTTAAAATACAAAGAAATCGTAAATGAAAAAGGCACTGTCATTGAAAGAGAAAACGGAGACGGTACTTTTTCGTATATTCCAACTGATCTTGCTAACTCTGACTATCAAGAATATCTAAATCCAAGTGAAGCCAAGATTAAGTAAGGCTGCGATACAGCTACGGGAACAGTTCGATGACTCGTTCGCAGATCGTGACCGCACATCGGATGGTTGGATCGGTGACACTCGACACGCTGCTCGCAAGTCAGATCATAATCCAGATGAGCAAGGCTGGGTTCGTGCCATTGATGTGGACAAAGATCTACACAAAAGCGGAAAGCCAGATGTCATGGGAGATCTTGCTGATCAGCTTCGTACCTTATCAAAGTCCAAAGCAGACACGCGTATTGCTTACATCATTTACGATGGAAGAATCTGCTCCAGCATCCTTAACTGGAAGTGGCGCAAGTACACAGGGGCTAACAAACACACTAAGCACATGCATGTTAGCTTTAAAAAAGAAGCTGATAATGATGGGGCTTTTTTTCAAGTACCTATGTTAGGCGGATAATAATGAACGAACTAAAGACAGCAGCAGGTTCATGGGCTAGAGCCTTCCTCGTAGCAGTAATCAGCATGGCAGCAGCAGGGGTGTCAGATCCAAAGGCACTCATTGCAGCAGGCGTAGCCTCAGTGCTTCCACCTGTATTGCGTTACCTAAACGCTAATGATCCTGCTATGGGCTTGAAGAAGTGACACAGTCAGACTTTTTCACCCTTTACCTTGCCACCATTGCAGCACTTGGTGGCTTGTCTGGCTATGTAATCACACACCTATTGTCAGAGATCAAAAGACTCAACACGCGAGTGGATGAGATCTATAACATCTTGCTTGACAGGTAGCATTGTGCTATGGCAAGAAAAGCAACTAAGGCGTTAGAGGAACAAGGTTATTCAAAGCTAGATGCTTTTTGCATTGGGCTCTATGAGTATTTTTGCAGCCTAAAAAGAGCAGGCTTTGCAGAAGATATCGCTATGTTTATGATTACAGAGCCACAGGCTTACCCTCACTGGATATTGCCTGACCCTGTCGATCCTGAGAAGTTCGGCGATTATGAAGATGAGGATGACGATTAAGCGCATCGTGGTCGTATCGGATCTCCAAGTTCCATACCATGACAGAGTTGCCACACGCAACCTTGCTAGTTTCATTAAGAAGTTTAAGCCTGACCAAGTAGTAACCATAGGCGATGAGATTGACCTACCCCAGATATCTAAATGGGAAGAAGGTCGCATGGGCTCTTACGCACAGACTCTAGATGATGACCGCAACGAGGCTGTGGACTTACTCTGGGAGTTAGGCGTAACAGATTGCATCCGCAGCAATCACACAGATCGCCTATATAACATCATCATGGCTAAAGTGCCAGCGTTCGGGGCATTGCCAGAGCTGCGCTTTGAGAAGTTTATGAAGTTCGATGAGCTAGGCATTACCTTCCATAAGAACCCTATGCCTATTGCACCTAACTGGATTGCAGTCCATGGAGACCATACACCCATCAAGCCACAGGGGGGCTTATCAGCCCTAGAAGCGGCTCGTAGGCATGGAAAGAATGTCATCTCAGGTCATACACACAGAGCAGGGCGTTCAGCCTTCTCAGAGGCTTCTGGAGGGCGCATAGGGCGTGTCCTACATGGCGTAGAAGTGGGACATCTCATGGATTTCAAGCAAGCTGCATACATGAAGGGTGTCGGAAATTGGCAGCAAGCCTTTGCCATTATCTATGTGAACAAGGCTAAGGTGCAGGTTGATCTTATTAACATCGAGAAGGATGGCACATTTATTGTGTCTGGAAAGTCCTACGGCAGACCTAGATAAGACTCTAGATTCCGTTATCAAATCGTTACACAAATCAACGCATTTTTGTCATGTCGCTGTGTCACACTAATCCTGTAAGCAACCAAGGGCGTTGCTACAGATAGGAAATAAAATGCAAGCAACAGCACCAGCAGAAGTTATTTTCTGTAATACATGCGACAAACCGACTTATGTTTCAGCCGTCAATTACCACAGAGAAAACCCTTGCCACGCTTCACGCATGGGATGGGATTGCATGGAATTTGAAGCAGAAGAAATGTTCTGCCGTTGCGAGGTGTCAGCATGAACTCAATAACAATTATTGGAATTATTGGCTTATTTATGGCTACTAACTTCATCTGGTACTGGCAAGGCTACAAAGATGGACGGCGTGAGGGTTGGCACAAAGGTCGCAACATGGCTCGCTCTTTGGTAGATCATGCGAGCTAATGAAATCCTACTCACAGCCACAGACACGATCCGTGATCGTGGGCTCTCATATGGTCACCCTTCGGATAACTTGCAACACACAGCAATGCTGCTCTCAGCATACTTACAAACACCAATACACGACTATCAGGTGGCAGGGATCATGGTCTTGGTTAAACTTGCAAGGACTAATCAGTCAGCCCAACACATCGACAACTGGGTCGATCTCTGCAGCTATGGCGCACTCGCAGGGCAACTAGCCACAGAGGAAAATGAGCTCTATGTTTAATTTAGCCGATTACGAACCAGTAGAGGTGAGACTTGAAAAGTTTATTAAGGACTATCCAGCGTTCCGCATATCAACTGAGTTGGAAGTGGTCGAGGCTACTCGATACATTGTTAAGGCGTATCTATTTAAAGATGCTAGTGATGGCGTTGCGTGGGCAACAGGGTACGCTGAGGAAACAGTTACTAGCCGAGGGGTTAATCAGACTTCAGCACTGGAGAATTGTGAGACTTCGGCAATCGGCAGAGCACTTGCAAATGCAGGTTATGCGCCTAAAGGAAAGAGACCAAGCCGAGAGGAAATGACAAAGGTAGTAGCTGCTAAGCCAGTTAAGCCACCTGTTCAGGAAGTCAAGGCAGATGATCAGGACTATTGGACTACACCTGTCGGAGAATATAAAGGCGTAGTAGATGCGCCTGTCAGCCTTATTCAGGCTATTGAAAACATCTCAGCAATTATGGGCACAGGTGAAGCAGCAGAAGCTCCATCATGTAAGCATGGACACATGCGTTGGCGTGAAGGTGAGAAGAACGGCAGGGCGTGGGGCGGATTCCAATGTGCTCACATGAACGCAGGTGGAGTCAAGTCCGACTGTCCGCCAGTATGGTATCGAATGGGCAGTGATGGTAAATGGCATCCACAGGAAGCGAGAGCATAATGGGCTATGTAGAGATTTATAACATTGAGAAAGATGGCGAGTGGACTGACCTTGAAGATGTGCCTATGTATGACACAATCTTATGCCAGTTATGCAATGAGCCAACACTAGCT